ATTGTTCAAAGATAGCAGCAGCGTCTTTAGTGCTGCCGGTTCGTTGGAGTTTGGAAAGAGCCTCGCGAGATCGCACTGACTTGGTAGTGACAGGCACCGTAACACCCGCTTTCATCGGCTTGGCCTTTTGCTGAATCTTCGGGCGAAGATTCTGCTGCTTTGCCATCACCTCGTCGTAAAGCATGGCCTTACGCAGTGCCAAAACGGCTCGAGCGTCGTACAGATCGGAAATCTCATCAGCCGTGAAGCCGAGCTTGTCCGTCGCGTAACTGACGATCTTTGCCTTCTCGGCGCGAGCTTTCTCTTTATCGCGCCACTCTGGCAGTGCCTCGAACAACTTGGCGCGTTCAACCTCTAGGGTCTTCTCCGCTTCCTGTTGTTCCTCGATTGCTTGCTTTTGGGCCAGAGCACGGCGTTGGTTTTCTACCCAAGCCTGCTGCTCCTGCCGTGTGCGAACTAGTTCACGCTGCCGTACCCATTCGACGGGATTCTCTTGGTAGAGCCTGTCCCAGTCGATCTCCGGCTGCTGCGCGGACTTCAGTTGCGCGTCAAGCACCTCGAGCGTCTGTGCATACCGCTTTCGCTCTTCCCGCGCCATCGCAAGCTCTGCCTCGGCCGCTTTGCGTGCCTCTGACACTACTTGCGTTTTGCGCGTGTAGTCTGCGGTGCGTGAGTAGCCTTTCAGCAGCTCGTCCAGCGGCACCTCGACTTCTTCCCCGTCAACCTTGACGCGGAATGTCTGTGACGCGGTCGGAGCCTCTTCGGCTTCCTCATCGCCTTCTGGTTCCTCTACAGCTTCGCTCTCGACCTCTTCGGCCTCGACCTCGACTGCATCCTCACCCTCGTCCGTTGCTTCGGTTTCAAGCTGCTCGGTTTCGCCTTCTTCAGCGGCGAGCATCTGCTCAAAAACATCCTGCGTGGACTGTATATTTCCGGGGGGTGTACCCGTGCCGGTTTCACTCATAACTCTATTTTGCGGGATTCAAGGCTACCTGCGACCTGCGATGCGGTCTATTTCTCGCCTTGCGATGGCACCATTCTCGATGACGACTCGCAGGTGCTTGCGCACCTCTTCCAATACTTGCAGCGCCAGCCACAGTCGCTCGCGCTCCTCTAGGTCTGGCAGCTTGCTGCTGCGCCATGCCGCGAGATACTCGCGCTCCATCAGGTCAAGCGCTTCGACCAGAATCGGATTCTCGATCAACTCCTTGGCCTGAAGTGCTCGCTGCACGTCCAGATGCGGGTTGCGATCGCTCAAGCCAGAAGCCCACCCTTCGGCTTGCTCTTCATGGCCTTCTTCAAGAGCTTGGTTCCTTTGTCAGCCTTGTTGAACTCCTTGGCGACCTTCATCGGTACGCCAACCTTCTTTGCGAAGCTTTTATCGTGGGCGGCTGCGGCCATCAGGCGAGCCTGTTTCATGGATTTGCTGGGCATTATTTCCTCTCCAAAATTTTGACTTTCTTTTCCTCACCGGGAAATACGACAAAGTTGCGTGTGCCGCTACCGCCTTGGCCTCGGCTGCCTGCGTCTAGGTACTTGATGCCGGGGATGCCTGCTTCTTGCAGCGCACGGGTTCCTGCGACACTTTCGTTGCCATAATCAGAAAGAGCGCGATACAAATCCTCGCCTTTCGCCACTCTGTCGGTTTCTGGGGTTTCTGTTCCTTCAATAAAGGCTTGCAACTTCGCTTTCGTGCGCCCTACTGCTTTTCCAATCCCAATCTTACGTGCTATTTCTTGAATTGCCGCTGGCTGCTCACTTAACGGCTTATCCCAATCCAGCATACGATCAATCATTTCGTCGGGTAGGTCGGCTTTGTAGAGCGAGCCAGCCTCGCCAATGCCGCCAAATTTGCTCATGTCCAGCGAGTTTGCGTAATTTGCAAGCGTCGGCCAACCGTCGTCAGGATCGTTTGCAACCCGTTTTGCATCCTCGGGATGGCGACGAGTCATCACGTTTTCCCAAAACGCAAGTTTTGCGTTGGCGCGATCAATAGCCTTCTGATCTCGCAATCGGTGAGCGCGATCTTGCTCGGCTTGCGCCATGTCATACCAATGCTGAACAGGTTTGCCTTGGTACGTGACCGTTTCGGGGTCAATTTTGCTCAACATGAATTGGTAGTCTTGCGCCACGGTTGGCTTTTCTGCCAAATATATGCCGTGACCAAACGCTTGTGCGCCTTCACCCGTGCCGATCTTGCTGGCGTCAAACTCACCGAGCGGGTTAGCCTCTGTAGCCGGGAAGCGGTGCGGGGTGCCGTGATAGACGTCCAACTCCGACATGATTGGGCCGGGGCGGCGCATCATTCCGGCCAATCGCCCAAACGGAACAAACTCCGTCGCCGCCAAAGCGGCGGCAGTCGGATCTCTGTCTCGGCGTGCGCGCTCAATGTCACGCGCAGCCAGCGCTTGGCCTACACCGGGAATGAATCCTAGAACAGCCTCAAGCGCAGTCTGCGCCATACTCTGATCTTTCTGCGGTTCCAGCGATAAAAGGCCGCGAGTCTGGCGACGCACGGCCGGTAGTGCTGCATAAGCCTCTGCGATGACCTCTGACTCTGGATCGAGGAGGCCGCGCTGTGATCGACGTTCAGCCATCTTTTTGTTTCCTATATCTCTCGAGCAAACGCCGCCCCTTGGCTACCGCGCTCGCCTTATCCCCTTGATGCCCCCACGCCTCAAGACTCAGCTTGAGCCGAGTCTTATCCCCTTGTTCGTCCGTCAGCAGCCCCGGCATCGACCCCATGCGAGTAAGGAAACTTCCTTTCCTGCGCAGTTGCTCTGGCGTCTTCGGCGCCCCCTTAACAGGCGCCTTCAACGTGCCACCAGTCTCTCGCTTATAGGATGCGCGGCCGGCAGCGTTCAGACCGCCTTTCTTGCTCTGGCCTTCCTTACGCTGCCAAGCCGGCGTCTTCACTTGCGCTTCTTCGCCGTCTTTGCCGCAGCCTTGAAAGCCGAGGCGGTCGGTGCGCCCTTGGCGCCGGGCTTGCGCATCTTCTCGCCGCTGCCGGCTGCAATGCGCTCACGTTTTGCATGGATGTTTGCGTATAAACCTGTCTTCATGTTGCATCTGCTCCGCTAATGTATACACACAGTTTGTCGGCCGCATCGGCCTTCACTTGTAGCGTATCACCCTCGTTCATAATCGCAAGGCCGCGCCAGTTGTAGATGGCGCCGCCGTCAAGGCCGTAGTTATAGGCGATCGCGTTCGTGATGTCTGGTGATCCGCCAGACGGAACAATGTGCACATAGGCATAGTGCTTGTTCGCCGTGACGTTGCAGATGTTGATGTCTTTGACATAGGTGCGCGTCAGAGACGGCACCGTGTACAGGGTCGAGTAGGTTGACCCCATGTTTGCACTGCCGAGCTTCTTGCCGACGATGTTCTGGTACTGGCCCATTCAAACTCCATTCAGCCAGTGCAGCACGTTTAGGCTATGCACCGACGCGATCAGTTCTCGGTTGTTGTTGTCTACTTGGTTGAAATACAGCTTGAGCTGATTATTTAGCAAGTGCTGGTATTGCTGCGAATACTGCGGAGGCGCGTTGTTCGGGCTTGGAGCCTTAGACTGTCTAATGTCTTCCATAGAAGTGCTTCTCGTAGACTACCGTCTGAGTTTCGTAGCCAAAAGTCTTTGCGTGTTTCTTCCAGCCGGGTCGGCCAAAGAACTCCACGCCCCAACAACCTTGATCTCGAGCAAACTGCTCCATCGTCTTGTGCATCTGCTCTTCGACTAGCGCCTTCGTATGTGGACGCATGGCGCAGTGATGCACTTGGAACATGAACTTTCTGGGATACCGCTTGACCTCTGTCAGCAGGTACCCGTGGATCACTCCGGTATCAGTGTCGATGACTATCCAAAGTTGAGACTGCGGAGCCAGCGCAAGACGCGCGATGTCATCCGCGTCCATGCGGCCCTCAGTCCATTCCACTGACTCACGCACCAGAGCTTGAATGCAGCCCAGTGCTTCAAAAATGCGGCCCGGTGGGACATGTTGAACCTCAACCTGCATTAGAACCGAAGATAGCTCAACTCAGCGAGTAGCGATGGGTCAATCGAGAACGATGACGGCAGCGGATTGAGCACAGACGGCTGCGAGTTGGCGAACGTCATGCCGCTCACGTCAACCGGCGCCTCTGGGCCAGTGCGGTAATCAGGCATCACTGCCGGCGCAAGATTTGGCGCAGGCTGCGCAAGCGGCTGCGCCTCTGGGCGAGTGCGGAACGGATTGCGCGGACGCTGCCGACGCGGCTGCGGCTGGCCGCCAAGGCCAAAGGCACCGCCATAATATTGCTGCATGAACTGGTTCGCGACCGTGTCGTTGATGGTCGGCTGCTGCGGAGGCAGGTAGCCGAGGCCAACTTGACCGTATCCGCCGAACGGATTGTATCCGCCCATGCCGCCGCCATAGCCGCCAAAGGTCGTGCCGTAGCCGCCGCTGAACGGGTTGCTGTAACTCGAGGCAAACGGATCGGTGTAGCCGGTGCTGTAGTTGCTACCGAATCCCATCTGAGCATACGGGTTCGACATGCCATAGTTGCTCATGCCAAACGGATTGTATTGGCTGCTGTAGCCGCCCATGCCGCCCGATTGATACGGATTGTACGAGCCATACATACCGCCCATACCGCCATAGCCGCCCATGCCGTAGCTGGGCTGCTGCGAATATCCGTAAGACGCGCCGGTGCTCATATCTGCCTCACTAGGCCAAAGGTGGAGCCGGTTGCGCCGGCGGGATAACGATCTCAGGGATCACAGGACGCTGCTCGCTCGGCGTTGCCGTACGCGGCATGCGCATCATGTCGTGGATGTGCTGAATGTCTACCTGAGCGCCATACTTGAGCTGCGTTTCGTAGGCTTGCAGCATCAACTGCGCTTCGGTCTTGTCACGCTCGCGATCGTCTGCGAGCAGCATCTTCTGGCGATCCAACTCAAGCGCTGCCGCCTTGTTCTGGATGTCAGCCTGAATCTTCTGCGTTTCAACCTGCGCCAGAATCTGCGCCGGATCAGGCGGAGGCGGAGGCGGAGGCGGCTGCTGCACCATCGCAGGGTTGGTGAAGAAGTCAGCCGCATTCTTAAAGCCAGACGCCTCAACCAACTTGGTGAGCGTGTTGTAATACTGCACCGGCGTCACGAGCGGATTCTGCGGGCCAAGCGTCTGCAAGATCTGCTCTTGTTTCTGCGCAATGGCCGTGAGCGTCGCGACGCGCTGCTCTTCCGTACCACCGCCGAGTGCGACGTTGATCTCAACGTCCATCTCTGCCTGCCAGCCGCGCGGATCAATCGGCACCCACTGATTACGAAGGCGCACCACCCGTGGGCGATCTTGGTTTTCAGTGACCAGCTTGAGAATGCCCTTGAACAGGGCGCGCATCCCGGTCTCGGCGAAGATTCGGGCGATCAGCTCAAGATGCTGCTGCGCGGCGCTGACGGTCGCTGCGACCGCCGCACGGGTAGTGCTCTGGAGTGCGCCAGCGTCTAATCCCATCGCAGCCTTGGACATGCCGGTGCGCGTCTCGCGTACCTCGTCCAGATAGCCGAGCATGGGGAATGCCGCTTGACCCACAAATGGGACAGAGAACGGCTGAACCATTCCCGGGGCGCGCTGTCTAATCACGCCCCCGACTTCGGTGTTCAGCACGTCATCCATGTTGACCTGCCCCTCGACTACACCCACTCGAGGGTGGATGGCGAGCGACAGAGAATCGAGCATGTTGCGCATGACCGCAGACTTGATGCGCTGCAAGTCGGCCGTCATGTCAAAGATCGACAGACCAATGAGCGCATGCGGCTCTGGGTCTGGGCAGAACAGGGCGAATGGGCGATGCGAGCAAGGCTCGTTCATCACCACCTTGTAGCCGTGGCCGATCGTGCAGATCTTGCGCAGCTCTGCGATGCCGTCGTTGTCGTAGTCGATCGGAATGTAGGCCTCGACGTAGAGCACGCGCTTGTCATCTTGCGTGCCGCCGGGGCCATAAGCCTGCGCATACGGGTTGCGAGCCAGATACTCATCGTTGGTGTCTAACTCAAAGACGCCAGCCTGCTCTTCAACCTCGTCCTTGTCGTAGCCGAGCGCTACCAGATCCGACACCGTCATCATGCGACGGTGCGCAACAATCGTGGCGTCATGCACGCCAGTGGCACGGCGGTCAATCAAGAACTCTTCAGGCGGAACCGCTTCTACCTTCACGCGACCGTCGCGCATCTCGCGCTTCAACTCAACCGAATAAATCTGCGGCGCCGCAATCGGCTGCCCCGTCATCGGGTCGAGCATCGGCTGCCCGGTCATCGGGTCGACCGGCGGCTGGAAGGTCGGGTCATCCTCTGAGCTAATCGCCGAGCCGACCACATCGGGCTGATCCAGTAGCAGGGTCAGCGATGTCTCATCGAGGCCGGTGTAGTGCTCAGTCTTGATCTTGGTCTTTTCTTCCCAGTAGAACTTGACGATGCCAAGCGCACCACGCAGGGCATCCTTGAATGCCGAGTGCAGTACCAGAAAGCCGTTATTGTCGCTCTGGAAAACGTAGTTGATGTAATCGGTCGCCTGCTCGGCGGCCGCTACGTCTTCGGGCTGGCGCGGAACGAACTCGACCACCTTGGAGGAGCCGAAGAAGACGCGCATGAGCGAGGGCATGATGCCGTTGATGGTGTCGCGCACATCGGTGCTGACAACCTGCGAGCGCCCCTCTTCCTCGTTTCCAAACGGCTCGCCGCGATAGTATTCGATGGCACGGGCACGAGCCGGAGACAGGTCGTTGTCTATAAACGAGACGGAGTCGACCAGTTCAGCCTGAATGATGGACTGCAACTCAGCATCATCCATAGGCTCATTCAGGCCGAGCGCCGCCTCTGTCTTCTCGATCATTGACCCGTCAGAGTAGTTCACAGACCGCCACCCGTGCCGAAATTATCCCTCTCCTATTGTGACGCGAGCAGCGACGC